GGTATTAATATATACTGGTTCGACTCTTGGATGGAGACTAGGATGACAATTAAATTCTCAGATATTACTGGTGGAGGTATTCCATATGGTAATAATGCTGGTCGTCCAGCAAATACAGGAGTAGGAAAGCTTTATTCAAATGGAGAAGAGAAGAGACTAGAACTTTATACATCTTCTGGATGGCAAAATATTGTTTCTGAAACTCCAGGAGTAGTATCAATTTCTGGTTCATACTTAGAATCTAATAATACCAATACTGTAGAAATTACAGGAACAAATTTTTCAACTGGTGCAATTGCATCTGTTATTGGTTCAAATGGCGTTGAGGTAAATGCTAACTCTACAACCGTAAACTCTATTGTTTCAGTTACTGCAGTATTTTCAGGTCTAGTAGGGGCGAATGAGCCCTATGATATTAAGGTTACAAATCCATCAAACCTTTTTGGATTACTTCCAGACGCCTTATATGTAAATAATATTCTTTCATGGCAGACAGCAGCAGGTTCTTTAGGAACATTTGGAGATAATGTTTCGGTATCTATTTCTGCAGTAGCAACTGACGACTCCACAATAACATACTCTCTTGCATCGGGTTCATCCCTACCTTCTGGTGTATCTTTGAATTCTTCAACAGGTGCAATTACTGGAACGCTTCCTAATATTACAGCAAATACAACTTACACTTTTACAATAAATGCTTCAGATGGTGCAAACCCAGTAGTTCCAAGAACCTTCAGCATAACATCTAACGCTGCCCCTACTTGGACTACATCATCAGGTTCGCTTGGTACATTTTCAGAGGAATCTTCTGTTAATCTAACCGTTTCCGCAACAGATCCATCCGATGTAGTTTCATATAGTTTAGCTAGTGGATCTTCACTTCCATCTGGAATTACATTAAATAGTTCTACTGGAGTTATTTCAGGAACATTACCAGATATTGCGTCTGATATAACATATAATTTTACAATAAATGCAAATGATGGAATAAATTCAATACCAAGAACATTTAGCTTATCTTCTGGGGCAAAGTTCCAGGTGCAATACCTTGTAATCGCAGGCGGAGCAGCAGGAGCACAAGATAGCGCTGGTGGTGGCGGTGCTGGAGGTTATAGATCTTCAGTAAATGGAGAGATGTCTGGTGGAGGAGCTTCAGCAGAGTCACCATTTTTAGCATCAGTTGCTACCCAATACTCCATAATAGTTGGTAATGGGGGTACACGGCCATCTGGACCTGGACAAAATAATGGCCAAAACTCACAATTTGCTTCTATTGTATCTTTAGGTGGAGGATCAGGTGGAGGATCAGCTGGATTTGGAGCTAATGGATACAGTGGAGGATCAGGTGGAGGAGCATTTAATGGAACACCTGGATCTGGAACTCAAGGTCAAGGACATTCTGGAGCAAACAGTTCTACTGGTGGCGGTGGGGGTGGTGCTGGCTCAGCTGGAAGCGGAAATAATGGAGGATCTGGCGTATCTTCTTCTATTACTGGAACTGCAATAACTAGAGCAGGCGGCGGCGGAGGACTTAGTGGAACTGGTGGATCAGGTGGCGGTGGAACAAATACTGGATACCAAGCGACATCTAATAATGGTGTTGTTAATACTGGCGGCGGTGGCTCAGCACACAGTGGAGGTTGGGGCGGAGCAGGTAATGGAGGCTCTGGAGTTGTTATACTAAAGTATCCAGATTCAAAGTCTTTATCTTCTGATGGAACATTGGTTGCAACGACAACAGCTCCAGCTGTTGGATTTAAGGTGACTTCATTTACAGCGGGATCTGGAACAGTAACCTTCGTATAGCCTTTAGCACTTATAATTGGTATAATAGGCTAAGGAGAAAAAATGCCAAATACTAGTAAGGGATTCCCATATCCCACATCATCGGATGACCCAAATGTCCCACAAGACATTCAGCTCCTTGCACAATCAGTAGACGCTACACTAACTAATTACTCACCTACAACTCATACACATGCGGGAGTTTATTCTACTGTAACCCACGCCCACGATGGCGTATATGCAAATACAGTCCATACACACAATGAGTATCTTGAGCAGGCAGACCTTGCTGGATATTCTCAGACTACACACGTTCACGATTCTTTATATTCAAATCTTTCCCACGTACACTCAGACTATCTGAGCACAGCGGCTATCAGCGGAACTAAGGGAGCAATCCCAGTAGGAACTGCTAGCGGGGTTTCTATTATTACTCCTGGCGTAAATGACTACGTATTGGTTTCAGACTCAAGTACAGCTACAGGAACCAAATGGGCAAACGTAGCAGCAGTAGGAACAGTTGTTCCAAATACATTCTCAAACATAGCAGTTGGCGGACAGACTACAGTTTCAGCAGACACCACAGTAGATACACTTACACTTGCAGCGGGAACTAATATAACAATCACAACTGATCCACTAACAGATACAATTACTATTAATGCAGCAGGCGGGGATTTAGCAGGACACCTAGCAGCATCAGATCCACACCCACAATATTTAACTCCCACAGAGGGATCATCTTTATATGATGCCCTAGGAGCAGCTTCTGGAGCACAGACAGCGGCAAATGTATATACAGATGTAGCAATATCCAACCTAGTAAATGCTGCACCATCAACATTAAATACCCTTAAAGAACTATCAGATGCTTTGGGCGGAGACGCCTTATTTGCTACAACAGTAACAAACTCTTTAGCTTCAAAGGCTCCTATAAATAATCCTTCCTTTACAGGAACAGTTAACTTCTCTGGAGCAACAGTTTCTGGATACTCTCCATTCCCAACACAGACGGGACAAGGAGGAAAGTATCTAACAACAAACGGAAACGCTACTGCTTGGACAACAATTGATTTAACTCCATACCTTACTTCTACCGTAGCTGCTAATACTTACCTAACTAGCACTACCGCTGGAAATGTTTATGCTCCAAAAGCATCGCCAACATTTACTGGAACAGTAGACTTTACTGGAGCAACAGTAAATGGTTTATCTGCAACTCTTCCATCACAAGTTGGAAACACTGGAAGATTCTTAGGAACTAATGGAAATACAGCTCAATGGGCAGTTATTTCACAGGTTCCAGATCAAACAGATAATGGTGGCAAGTATCTATCGACAGACGGCACAACTGCTTCTTGGACGGATATATCATTAACACCAGCTGCAGGATCAATTACATCAGCAATGATTGTGGATGGAACAATTGTAGATGCAGATATAGCAATAGCAGCAGCAATTGATGCAAGCAAAATTTATGGCTATGCCGTTACCAAAGCTGACACAGGCACAGTCACCAACACTATGCTTGCGGGGTCTATTGCAAATAGCAAACTAGCAAACTCATCTATAACAATTAATGGCTCAGCCGTATCCCTTGGAGGATCAACAACAATCAGCGGACTGCCAACACAAAGCGGAAATACTGGAAAGTATTTAACAACTGACGGAACATCCCCATCATGGTCAACATTAACTACTAATAACTACTCTAATGGAACAAATACGTCTACTGCAAACAAAATCTTTTATAATAATTCTGGAGCTTTTCCTACAGCAACTGCAGCGGGCGATATTTACATCCAGTACTAGGATAATACTATGGGACTAAGAGTATATGATAATAACACCTGGAATCAAGCAAAAGCCCTAAGAGTTTATAATGGAGCTTCCTGGTCTAATGCAACAAAGTCTTGGATATTCAATGGATCATCTTGGATTATTCATTATCCAGAAAGTCCTTTATTTACAGTAACGCCAAGTATTTCATATGTATCTACTGCTCAGCCAGTTCCTGGAAATGGGCTTTCAGTAAATACTGGAACTGTTAACACAGATCCAGCATATGCACCAAGCTCTTACTCTTATCAATGGACTCGAAATAGCGCACCAATTTCTGGGGCTACATCAAATTTATATTATTTAACAGCATCTGATTTGGGTACAACAGTTACTTGTAATGTAACTGCAATTAATGCTCGTGGGTCAACTCCAGCAGTAGCAACAGGTGGAGTATTTGTTTTCCCAGCCGCCCCAACTGGATTAACTATAACAGATAATACTGCTACTCCTAGCCAACCTTCATATGTTTCTGTATCAGCTGCAGCAAATTCTTGGAGCGCCTCTTGGGGAACATCCACAAATGTTTCGTACTATAGTGTCTCATCATCAAATGGAGCTCCAGCAAACTCATCGCCAACTTCTACAAGCACTTCGAGCAATAGTGCTTCACCTGGATCCGTAACTGTTTATGTCAGCGCAGTAAATAATTCAACAACTGCACGAATATCATGGAATGCAGTTCCTGGAGCTACTGGGTACCTCGTACAGCACTCATTTGGTTCAGTAAATACCACAAATACATTTGTTGATATAACAAATCAATATGGAACTCTTAATGCTACAGTAACTTCTCTGTATAATGGAAATGGTGCATATCAAGCATCTGCAAATGGTTCAATTGTTGCAAGACAATCAGGTACAGCGACTGGCTCAGCAACGGTCCCATCTCCACCAGGAACACCGTCTCCAACAACTAGCTCAGTTACATCAAGTAGCTTTACTGTTTCATGGTCCCCAACCTCTAATACAGATTCATATCAAATTGATGTAGGAACTTTTAGCGGAGGTACAAATATATTAAGCACAGCAACTACTAGCACCTCAAGATCTGTAACTGGATTGTCTGGAAGTAGTACCTACTATATTACAGTTAGGGCATATGGAAATGCTTATTCTGGATATGGGGGATCTGGAACTACATCCGTAACTACATTAGTTGCGTATGTTACACCAACTATAGGAACGCCATACGTTAACTTTGAGCGATATTCTGTTTCTGGATTAAGCCAAGGTATGAAGTGGGGATGGGATAACGTATCATGGTCTGGATCTGTTGCAGAGCCAGCATGGATGGAGTGGGAAATTTATACAACTAAAACTGGTGGGTCTTATGGGTGGACAGATTTGCCAGCCTATTATGCGGGACAAAGAACGTCTCCTAATGTTAATGGATTTACATGGAGCTATTTAGTATATACAACAAGAGATTTGCCATACAGTACATCAGCTAGATACCTGCAGGCAAGAATGGTAGTATATGATACAAATTACTCATTAAAGTACGGAGCTTACTCCGCTAGAGTATAACGAGAGGATATGATATGATAAGTAATGCTGAAAAAATTCAGATTATAGATGGCCACCTAAAGCAGCTGGCCTATGAAAAATATAATGCTGAGATTAAGTTAGAATACAATAGCATCAATAGCAATCTAAATGCAGATGAAGTTGCCAATTTAACAAATATTTTGGCGGATTTAAATGCAAAGATTCAGATGCTTGAATCAAAGAAAACACTACTAGGATAAGGAGAAATAAATGCCAACATACAATAATCTAAGTAACGACGAGAAGTCTGCAATCAAGCTGTCTTTGGTTCGTAATCTTGAATACCAGATGTATTCATTAGAAATGGAAATTGTTGCAGAAAATGCTAAGTCTGAACCAGACCCAGCAAAGATCGAGTCTATTCAATCACATATTGATGACAAGATTGCATCAATTGCAGCAGTAAACGCAGAATAAATAGGGGGATAAATTGGGTTATAGAGAAGTAGTAATGTCTCAAAACCCACTATCATTTTGGCCGCTAGATGACGATACTACACTAGGTATTGCTAGAGAAGCTACTGGTAGTGGGAATAATGGCGCATACACTGGCTCTATATTCAATAAAGCAATTCCATTAGTAGCGAACGGTATTTATGGAACAAGGCTAACAGATGCAACGGCTTCTATTTACTACCCCCTTCCAGGGGCGGTGGGATCTGGACAATCATGGACAGATGGAAGTATCTGGACAAAAGGCAAAAGCAATCAATCATTTAGCATAGAGTTGTACTTTAAATTAAATGAAGACTCTATATCTGTAGATGACGAGCTAGTGCTATTTGGAAATAAAGCACTTCTTCAATCATCACAGGGCTCTGCTATTCAAACCTATACGGACCTAATTGATGACTATCAGACATATGCACAAGTTCTAGCAGCGTTCGATACATATGATGAAATATTAAATGCCACGATACTTGCACCATATGGAATTTATGTCTATAGAAATAAGATCTACTTCAGACCAGACCCATTAACAAACTACTATGTTTCATATCAGGTTCCAGACTGGAAGCGTAGATATCATGTAGTAGCAAACTATTCCTCAAACGGAATATCCCTGATCGTCAATGGGAATAATATATCAACAAAGTCATCGTCTTCCCTTACGGAAATCTTTCAGTTTACACAGAATCCAGGGGTAATGAAAACTTATGGCTCTGATAACTATGATATAACCGTGGACGCTATTGCCTTATACAGCTATAACTTTGATATCGTAAGAAGTATAGACCACCTTAGCCTATCCAGAAAAGTTGTTTTAAAGGATAGATACTATAATGCAAACTCACAGGTAGTTTATATCCCAAATAATAATGACTGTCTAATCGCTTATAAGTTTATTAATAACTGGACAGATTTTAACTTTACAAACTCTCTAGTAAATACAAGCAATCAATTAACTATGAGGTACCTATCAAATGCAGAGGTTACTGGTGGCACTGGAACCCAGTCTGTCACGGATGCTAGAAATGGTTTGACCCTTGGTGCGGGGGCATATGTAGATGTATCTAATGTGATAAGACTATCTGAGCGAGGCACAGCCTTATCTATGAGTTTTTACCACACCTCATCATCGCCAGAAAAAGCCCTGATGTCTCTGTATAATTTCCAATCAAGCCAAAGCTTTAGCGCAATAATAAATAGCTCGGATGACCTAGTATTTACACTAAATGGAAATCAGACTGCAACAACATTTAGCCCATTGGCGGGATATATGCAAACAATTACAAATGCCTATATCGGTAAGGTAAATGACTCTTATGCCGTATGCCCAATTACTTGGGTAGCAATTAAGTCAGGAATTCAATATGAACCTTTAACTATACATAGATTATATAATGAAGAATCAACATTTATTTTAAAGATGAACAATAATCTTAAGTGGTCACAATATGGAAAGGTTGAGGGATTAATAACCCTGCCTGCAGTCGACTACAGCGGTTCTCTGGCCTTCTACACAACATCCTCACCGAATGTATCAGTTACCTATAACAATGGCCTCATATGGCCTCGTATGGCTTCTATGCCTACTCTGGTAGATAACCCTAGCAATCAGGTTACAGAATATAACATTACTGTTAGTTTATTTACAAATGACTCAGAAGAAGATCTTCCAATTGTCTCAAACCTAGGGCTATATGCATATACCCAAGGAATGAAGAGAGTTGTTTCAGATAACACAAATGAGGCGGGAGTCATAGTAAACCCAGACAACTGCGTAATCTTTGATGATGACCTAGAGATGCTAGACAGACTTGATCAATCAGGAATAAGACTTGCTGGAAATTCATACCTTAAAATCCCTTCACAGTCTAGAAATTATGACTCATCTGGATTTAACGGAACTAAATCAATATCAATAGTATTTAAGCTCAATGGTTCCCTGCCTACAAATGGGTATATATTAAAGTCTGGAACAAAGTCATTATATTGGGACGGAACAGCCTGGCAATATCCAGGTTTTACCAAGATGTACGTAAATGGAAAAGAGTCATTTGATAATCAAGCAATGATAAACGATTGGGTCCATGTAGTTTTAACATCTGGATCTAAAATAAATGCCGCTAACGATATTTATATCGGGTCAGACGACACAGGGGCTAATCAAACTGATATCACTTTAGGACTATTTGCCATGGCTGCATATACTCTAGACGCATTTGATGCTGAGACAGAGTACGAAGTCTTGGTCGGATACCCACAAGAGAGCCTAGCTTTGGAACAAGTTTCCTTCAATGTAATTGATTATGGCCTAACCCCGTACAAAGTTGCTTGGCAAAGAGCATAATTTATACCACTCCAGCGACAAATGCTGGCATATTATCATAAAAGATGGTATCATTGCTATATGAAATCAATTAAAACCTCAGTTTTAGAAGAAACAACCCTAGGTGTATATATCTGGCAGATGCCTGATGGACGCTGGGTAGGAGACGATCAGGGTAATTATTTATCCGTAGCAGCCTTTAAAGGCGACAAGACTAAAGTAGACGCTATTACTGAAGTAGTAAAAGGTTTTGGAATTGAAACTGGAAGCGCAGTATTTCTTTCTGGTCAGAGAAAGATTAATGACGAGGAATACGAAGAGCAGAAGGCAAGACTAAAGTGGGGCTTAACACCAGATCCTCTGGACATTGGTGAATACAAAGAAGCTCTAAGAAATTCGGGGATTAAATAATGTCAGATGTAGTTAATGAAGAAGACAACACAAAAGAGATCCATGCAAGAATCTCTGGAGAATTCTTTGGAGTACAAGAGTCAGAATCAACAAACGATCCATTTGTCGTAAAGGCAGAAGAGATTGCGAAGTATCGTGGCTTCTCACCAAACTTCAAGAGAAAGAATACAAGACTACTCCAGAAGTTCCAAAGAGGACAAGACGGTGCTGAGTCTAAGAAGGTTGAAACTGAAATCCTTATGGGATACGACATCATGGATGTTGTTACCCCTCCATACAACCTAGACTACCTGGCAAAGATTTACGAAGTATCTTCCCCACACTTCGCAGCATGTAATGCAAAGGCTTCAAACATTGTAGGGCTCGGATACGAATTCCTTGAGACCCGCAAGACAAAAGAAAAGATGTCAGAGTACGGCGATGACCAAAAGAAGCTGGCGGCATTCAGAAGAAGACTTGAGAGCCTAAAGGAAGAACTTCAGGATCAACTAGAGTTGATGAATGAAGAAGACACATTTACAGAGACATTGACAAAAGCATTCCTAGACCGTGAGGCAACAGGTAATGGCTTCCTTGAAATTGGCCGTAAGGTAAATGGACAAATTGGATTTATTGGACATATTCCAGCAACAACAATGCGTGTTCGTAAGCAGCGTGATGGATTTGTTCAGATCGTTGGAAACAGAATTACATTCTTTAGAAACTTCCAGGACACAGAAACAGAAAATCCAATCGGAGATGATACTCGTCCAAACGAAGTAATTCATCTAAAGAAGTACACGCCAAACAATAGCTATTATGGCGTACCAGATATTATCCCTGCAAAGACAGCATTAGCGGGAGATGAATTTGCACAGCGCTTTAACCTAGACTACTTTGAAAACAAAGCGGTCCCAAGATATATTATTACTGTAAAGGGTGCAACACTTAGCCGATCATCAGAAGCTAAGTTGCTTGAATTTTTCCAGACAAATCTTAAGGGTAAGAATCATAGATCACTTTATATTCCACTACCTGCAGATGAAGATGGTAATAAAGTTGAGTTCAAAATGGAAGCGGTTGAATCAGGAGTTCAAGACTCATCATTTAATCAATACCGTAGAATGAATAGAGATGAAATTCTTATTTCACACAGAGTTCCAATTTCAAAGCTGGGACTACCAGAAGGGGTCTCTCTTGCAGCAGCTAAAGATGCAGACAAGACATTTAAAGAGCAGGTTGCAAGACCAGAGCAAAAGAATTTAGAAAAGAAAATTAATAGAATAATCGCTGAATTCACAGATGCATTCACATTAAAGTTTAATGAATTAACATTAACAGATGAAGACACTCAGTCAAAGATCGATGAAAGATATTTGAGAATGAAGGTCATTGTTCCTAATGAAGTTCGTGCTAGACTAGGCATGGCTGGTAGATCTGGCGGGGATGAACCCGTTCAACTTACTGGACAGCAAGCTTCTGAGGCAACAGCACAAGCAACTCGTAACAGACAGCGTGATCAAGAAAGACAAGGTAACGCAGTTGATTCACCAGGAAATGCTAGAAATCCTCAAGGAGAAGGGCGTGTTACGCCCTGATTTTGGTATTTATACAAAAACGTTGCTAAAATAAGCTTATGACTGAAATAATCAAATCAAATTGGTACAGCGATGGGGATAGCCTCAAGCTATCGATGCCTATTGCTAAAGTCGATAAAGAGCGTAGACTCGTATCAGGTTTTGCCACCCTAGATAATATTGATCAGCACGGTGATATTGTAGCCGCAGAAGCATCAACAAAAGCATTCGAAAACTTTAGAGGAAACATTCGTGAAATGCACACACCTCTTGCAGTTGGTAAGATGGTCTCATTCCGTAAGGAAACTTTCTTCGATAAGAAGAGCGGTAAAGAGCACAGCGGAATATTTGTAGATGTATATGTTTCAAAGGGCGCACAAGATACTTGGGAGAAAGTTCTTGATGGAACTCTTTCAGGATTCTCAATCGGCGGGAATGTAAAGAAGACCGATAATCAATTTAACTCTGAGCTAGATAAGTCAATTCGTGTAATCAAGGAATATGATCTTACAGAACTTTCACTAGTAGATAATCCAGCAAATCAGCTTTCAAATATTTTTTCAATTCAGAAGACTGCAGACGGAAATACATTTTCAGGTATTGCAGCAGATGTACAAGTAGAAAACATTTTTTATGATTCATCATCAGATGAAGTTTTCCTTTCAAAGGAATCAGAATTTAAGTCACCAACAACAGACAGAGTTCTTGAGAACATTGGCTGGGTCGAAACATCTGATACAAACAAGTCAAACGAGATTAACAGAATTCTTGATGCCTACAAGCAATCGAGAGGTGTTTTGTCTGAGGCCGTTGAAAAGTCTGAGCAAAATAATTCAAATACCGAAGGAGGTGTTACTGTGGCAGAAAATACAATAACACAGGACGAAGTAACGACAGAAGCAGTAGCTAATGTCGAAGAGGTAACTGAAGCTGAACTTACAAAGTCTGCAGATGCAGAGGAAGCACCAGCAGCACCAGCAGAAGAAACAGCACCTACAGAAGAGGCAGCAGCGCCAGCCGAAGAAGCAAGCGCACCTGTTGCAGAAGTAGAAGTTGAAGAAACTGATTTTGCGAAGATGTTTGACGATATGAAGGCATTTTTCTCAGCGGAAATTACAAAAACAGCAACAGCGGAGGCAGTATCTAATCTTACTACTCAGGTTGATGCAAAGATTGCAGAAGTTACAACAAAGTATAACGAGCTCGCAGAGGTCGTTAATAACATTAAGTCACACATCTCATCAGTTGAGAAGCGTGTAGACGGTGTTGAGAGCGAAACAGCAATCAAAAAGTCTTCTGATCTGGACGGGTCAGATGTTAAAATAACAAAAACAAACAATAAGTGGGGCGGGCATTTCCTCAGCGTCCGTGACATTTACTAATTCTAGAAAAAGGAAAGAGGTGAAATAATAAAATGAGCGATATTCTACAAAAAGTAGTAGACACTACAGACGTTGGAGCAGGAAATGGCGGTCTTCTTAATGCAGACCAAGCTAACCGCTTCATCGACTACATGTTCGATGCTACCATCCTTGCCCGTGCAGCTCGTACAGTTCGCATGCGTTCTAACACAGCAGACATTGATAAGGTTGGAGTTGGTACACGATTGATGACAGTAGCTACAGAAGCAACCCAAACAGGTGCTAATGCAGCAGTCACATTCACAAAGATTTCTTTGACAACAAAGAAGCTACGTCTTGACTGGGAACTTTCAAGCGAAGCTCTTGAAGACAACATCGAAGGAACTGATCTTGAGGATCACATTGCTCGCCTAATGGCAACTCAGGCAGGTAACGACATCGAAGATCTTTTGATCAACGGTCTTGGTACAGGTACTGGTTTGATGTCAGCGTTTAAGGGATTCCGTGCACTAGCACTAGAGTCAGCAAACGTTGTAAACGCAGGCGGTGCAGTAATCTCAAAGGCAGTTTTCAACAGCGCAATCAAGGCAATGCCACGTAAGTACAAGCAGCGCCGTAACGAACTTAAGTTCTTTACTGGTTCTAACTTGGTACAGGATTACCTATACAACTTGACTACAATCGGTAACGGCGGAACTCCTGAAGACATTGCGTCTTCAATTCTCCGTGGTAACCCAAATGGTCCAGCAGGTGCTCCAGGAGGCGTAATTCCATTCGCATTCGGTATTCCAGTAGTTGAAGTACCTTTGATCGATGAGACAAAGGACGGCGATTACTCAGGTGCTACAGGAGATCATGGTGACATCCATCTTACATTCGCAAACAACCTAGTTGTTGGCGTAAAGCGTGAGATTCAGGTCTACCGTGAATTCAAGCCTAAGAAGGATACAATCGAGTACACAATGTTCGTAAGAACAGGTTGTGCAATCGAAAATCCAGAGGCATTTGTTGTTGTAAAGAACGTAAAAGTTTCTGCATAACAGCACACACAACTAAATAGTCTATAGGGGGGTCCGAAAGGGCTCCCCTTTAGTCATGTTTGGTGCTATAATTAGAAGGAAAAGACGAGAGGAGAAATAATGTCTTTTAGTAGTTTGAAGCTTGATGAGCTTCGTAAGGTAGCTGAGACTTTTGCCGTAGAGCATGAAACAGCTAAAAATAAAGCAGATTTAATCGCCCTTCTAGCCGAAGAGGGTGTTAGCTACGATATGTATGCTAAATTTACAGAGGCCGATAAGGTTGAAGTAGAGGTCGATGAGCGTGTTACAAAATCAGCTCCAGCGACTCCAGGGGTAGGCCAGGTTCTAGTAAAGATGGAACGAATGAACCCTAGATACGATGTTAATGAATTTACTTTTACTCAGGATAATCCATTTATTGTGATGACCGAGAAGAAGGCACAAGAAATATTTGATACTCAACAGGGCTTTCGCCTTGCCACGCCGAAGGAGGCTCAGGAGTTTTACTCCTAAGAGCATAAATGGAGTTATACACAGGGATCACCCAAAAAATATATCTAGACATATATAAAGACGGTGAACTAGTAGCAGCTGATTCAAACCCAGTAGTAATTATCTACGACGGTGAAACAGACGTTCAACTATTTAGCGGATTTGGCTTGCCAGAACTAGACGATGAGGGACATTATGGATTCTCATTACTAGACAATTATGTCATGACCGATAAGTTAATTAAAGTTGTATGGACCTATTCAGTAGGCGCAAATGCAATGACTACTGTAGATTACTATAATGTAGTAACTCCATATATTTCAATTTCAGAGGCTTATACAAAGCTTCATTTTGGTCGTGAAGAGGGCGACAATAATCATAAAGCATTTCACGAAATGGCGGAAGCTGAAAGATTTGCCCGCTTCATGATCGAAAATTATACTGGTGTACGGTTTGGTAGATATGAAAAGACACTATCTGCCTATGGCCAGGACGCAGACATTCTTTATCTTGGGGATAGAATTATCTCATTTACAAAGCTTTCAGAGAATAATAAGATTGTTATTGATAAGGTAGCAAACGTAAATGTATTTTCTTTTAATGTAGATATCACCGATACAAGCCATTCAATTAGAATTGTAAGCGATGAAGATATTAATGAGGGTGGCAAAAAAGATATTGTATACCCATCATATGGAAGTTTTTATGGGGGATACAGATACGATGTAACTGGAGTCTTTGGATGGAAGTCTGTTCCAGAAAAAGTACAAGCAGCCACACTTATGCTGATGAAGGATTATTTTGGTAAGGATAATATTTGGAGAGCTAGATACGTTAATAGTATCTCGTTCGGTGATACAGATATGCAGTTCTCAAAGTTAGCTTTCAGAGGGACAGGTAATTTCTACGTAGATAAACTCCTAGATGAGTTTAAAACTACAAATATGGCGGTAATTTAATGATTGGCTCATATTCAGTCGAGGCTAAATATGCTATGAACCTTGATGTATATAGAGTTCAGACTTCTCAGGACGCTAATAGCGGAGAGATAAAAAGAAAATGGATATACACAGAAACACTACCATGCCTAGCCAAATCAATCATTTCTTCTGGAGTTAGAAGTCCTTCCAATGATAAGACTGTTGATTCTAGATATATGGTTGAAGAGATCCTAAAAGTAATGACTCTTGTAAAGCTTCCCCGTAATGCTAAGATAACCAATGTAAGAGATTTGAATAATCAGATCCTATGGGAAGAAGCAGAAATTTCTGGTAATCCAGCCACGATATTTGATATAGTTGGCTCAACACCTATCATAGACGGTTTCGGCCAGATCCTTGAATATGAAACAACAATTCAGAGGAGCGATATTCAAAATGCCCTCAATTAAAATTAAAACAAATGCGGTTGCAGCAATTAATAACTCTATGGCTTATATACAAGGAGTTGCAGAAGCTCCTAAAGAAGCAGTAATCAATCATGAGATTGGTATGGCTTTTGCTAGCATAGCTAAGAGATCCTTATCTTCTTTCATAGATCAGGAAGCTAGACTTAGCCCAGCATCAATGCATCACGTATACGAGTGGGGACAATTAGGAAAGCCTACTGGAAGACTATGGAAGATAGAATCTACATATAAGCCAGGAGTCATTGCTATCAATTCAGATTTTAGACAGTCAAGAACATATGTACCATTAACTCCAGGCACAAAGAGACGACATAAGTTTACTTTTAAAGCAGAGGTGATGGAAAAAGGAAAGCCAGTAACAATTAGAGCAAAGAACGCCAGCGCCCTATTCTTTTATTCAAAAAACGGAGACCCAGTATTTATCCCTAAATCAAAGAGTGTAGTTATCAAATCCCCAGGTGGAAAGTTTGTTAAAGGTGCTTATGCAAAAAATCTGCGCCGTTTTCAGACCTCAGCAAGATTCCTTGTTGATATTCAACAGTCTGGCATTCTAAAGCGCTTAGAGCTGGCACAGAAGGCTGCAGGGATAGACATGCCAGCGGCGGTAGCAAATGGATCAACACCTTCAACATTTATTAAGATGGCAAAGGGTAATTCAGCAAAGCATATAAATCAGGTTACAAGAATGTACAAGGCGGACGGAGCAATAAATGGCTGATTACGCATTAGGTGCAGTATACGAGATTAGAAAGATGCTTTGGGAAGAGCTACAGGATGCTGGAGTTATGCTTGCATCTGACTATAGAGATGACAACCATGTGAACTATATCCCAATTATGCCTACTCAAGAGCAGGACATATTTAAGACCAAGTTTGTATTAAATAGAGCAAATCCTTTACCCTATATCGTCTATGACCTTGATACAGTAGGATATGGAACAGACTGGATGATCTGTGAAGAAAGACTAACATTTAAAATTTACTCAAATTCATTCTCAAAGGTTCTAACCATCACTAATTTGATGGTTGACCTATTCAGAAGATTTGATGATAGCGCAAAGGACTTAAACAAGTACGTTAAAACCCTAAATACGAATAGTCCATTTAGGTACCATTATTTTGCCCTAACAGAGGCAAATTCTCCCAA